CATCAGCATTCTAACTGGAAAACCGATGCTGAACCCCGGCGGTGGTTTGCGTAATGCTGTGCTTCCTTTTGAAGCGACCAAGGTCAACACAGATCCAGTCGCTCAGATGCTGGTGGAAATGAATGTTTGGCCTACCGTTGACTACAAAAAGACCAAAGATGGACTATCCTTGGATCCTCAGGGGCGAGTGCGTCTTCAAGAACTTATGTATGGTAATGGTAGTTTGCCAGCTGAACTAAAGGCCTGGTTTAATAGCGCAGAATTTAAACAAGATCGCGCTAACTTTAAAGCCAGAACCATGGAGCGCGGCGAACAATACGAAGAGCCCATTTATGTTCGTAAAACCAAGGAAATTATCCAAGGTGCCCATGAAAGGGCTACGCAGGCACTTATTGCTGAAAGGCCTGACATTGAAGAGAAGCTGAGAAAGGTTGGTCAACTTAGGTTTGCTCAATCTCAGGGACAGTACGCAGGCCAAGCAGAGCTTGAATCGCAACGACTTCAGGACGAGCAGAAGCGCCTCGAACAGCTAGCCAATTACGGTAATTAAACACAATGGCAATCGTCCAAAACACTTATACGGGGAATGGGTCTACCACGATCTATTCCCTGTCTTTTTCTTACCTAGATGAGGCGGACGTTAAGGTTACTCTTAATGGAGTGGCCACCACCTCATTTGTTTTCGTTAATGCCAGCACCATTCAATTCCTGTCGGCTCCTGCCAATGGTGTTGCCATTATCATTTATCGTGAGACCAACAACGACGCCTCTGAGGCTACGTTCTTTGCTGGTTCTGCGATCAAAGCAGCTGACCTGAACAATAACTTTACCCAGCTGCTTTACGTTGCTCAGGAAGTCTTTGCCCGTACTCTTAGTACCCTTGGTGGTACGTTGTCGGGTATCCTGAACATGGGAGGTTACCGGATTACTAATCTTGGTACTCCTTCTGCTGGTACGGATGCTTCCACAAAAGACTATGTGGATAGCAATGTTGGTGCAGTGTCGGCTTCTGCTGTTGCTGCGGCTGCGTCTGCGGCCTCTGCTTCGGCTTCTGCGGCCTCTGCCACGTCCTCTGCTAGTAGTGCCTCCACAAGTGCTTCTAACGCCTCTACCAGCGCCTCTAACGCAGCAAGTAGTGCGGCAGCGGCTCTAGCTTCTCAAAGTGCGGCAGCTAGCAGCGCATCTTCGGCTTCTACGTCTGCATCAAACGCAGCTACCTCTGCCTCTAACGCCTCTACTAGCGCCACCAGCGCCTCTAACAGTGCAACCAGTGCTGCTAGTTCTGCTGCTTCTGCCCTGGCTGCGTTTGACAGCTTTGATGACCGCTACCTTGGTGCTAAGGCTACCGACCCTACTGTTGATAATGACGGCGATCCGCTAAATGCGGGTGACCTTTATTACAACACCACGCTGTCGGTGATGAAGGTCTACACCGGTACTGTTTGGGTAGTGGCTTATGTCCCTGGTGATGCAGCAAGCATTAGTTTTGCCCCGTATAGCACGATTGCGTCTAACAACGTTCAAGGTGCTATTCAAGAGCTGACCGATGAAAAGCTGAATCTGACTGGTGGCACCATGACTGGTGCTATTACCTTTACTGCTGGTCAAACAACACCAGCAGTAGGTGCAATCACCAGCGGAAGTGTGACTGGTATCACCGACTTGGCAGTTGTAGACGGAGGCACTGGCGCTTCTACAGCCTCTGGTGCTCGGACCAACCTTGGGCTTGTTATTGGGACTGATGTTCAGGCCTTTGATTCCAATACCACCAAGCTCAATGTCACTCAATCCTTCACCAAGGCCCAGCGTGGTTCACCTGTCGCCCTAACAGACGCTGCCACCGTTGCCGTTGACCTGAGCCTGGGCAACTTCTACACGCTCACCTTGGGCGGCAACCGCACGCTGGGCGCACCCACCAACCAGACCGCCGGGCAAAGCGGCGTGATCGTGATCACCCAAGACGGCACTGGTTCCCGCACCTTGGCCTACAACTCCGTCTGGAAGTTCCCTAGCGGCACAGCGCCAACGCTGACGACCACTGCCAATGCTGTGGATGTGCTCGCCTACTACGTCGAGTCCGCCACCCGCATCACTGCCCGTCTGCTGAGTGACGTGAAATGAGCATTATTGATAGCAGCACACTGCTGGCCTCAGGCACTGACGGCTACCAGATTTCGCGCAGCCTGCGGTTCAACTCGGCGGATTCGGCGTACCTCAACAGGACTCCGGCGAGTGCGGGAAATGGGACAACCTGGACGTGGAGCGGGTGGGTTAAAAGAAGCGCATTGGTTTCTGGTACGTCATACACGCTTTTTTCAGCAGGATCTGCTGCACAACCTTATACCTTAATTTCATTTACTACCGGCACAGTTTCCGATCAACTCGGATTCGATGCAATTAACGCTGGATCAGTTGTTGTCGGAAGACGCTACACGACTCAGGTCTTTCGTGATCCGTCAGCTTGGTATCACTTTGTATTTGTGTGGGACACAACAAACGGGACTGCTTCGTCTCGGATGCGTATTTATGTAAACGGTGAAGTAGTTACCACTTTCTCTTTGTCGTCCGACCCTTCATCTAGTGCTACCACCCAAGTAAACACAACTAATGCCCATTACATAGGCTCTTATCCAGCGGGAGGAAATTACCTCAACGGTTACCTCACCGAGATCCACTTCATCGACGGCCAAGCCCTGACCCCCAGCAGCTTTGGCGAAACCGACACCATCACCGGCGTCTGGAAGCCCAAGCGGTACAGCGGCACCTATGGCACCAACGGCTTTTATCTGAACTTTAAGGATAACAGCAGCACGTCTGCCCTTGGCACGGACTACAGCGGCAACAGCAATACATGGACAACAAACAACTTCAGCATCACGGCTGGTGCGGGCAACGACAGCCTGATCGACACGCCCACGCCCTACGCCGATGGCGGCAATGGCCGGGGGAATTACGCGACGCTGAACCCTTTGGCAGGAAACACTATTTGTGTTCTGTCCAATGGAAATCTTGCTCTTGCGGCGACAACCTCGGACTGGTGCAGGAAAATCTCCACAATCGGGGTTTCATCCGGCAAGTGGTACGCAGAATTTACGTTTTCCACGGCTGGAACAAATACCAATCAAGTCGGTGTTGTTAGTTTTGTGCCGCCGGTCAACGGCCTGAATCAGAACGGAGAAGAAACCGGCCAGTCGATGTACAACGGGAATAACAACGCATCCCTCGGTACAATTTTTAATGACGGGACACGGGTATCAACTGGAAATACGACTGCATCTAGCGGTGATGTAATTGGGGTTGCTTTAGACGCTTCAGCAAATAATGTTAAATACTATAGAAACGGAACGATTGTAGGCTCATCGTCTGGTTATACACCTACAAATGTTTCCGGCACTTGGTACTTTGTCGCTCAATGCTTGGGAAGTGGTGTCATAGATTGCAACTTCGGCCAACGCCCCTTCGCCTACACCCCGCCGTCGGGCTTCGTGGCGCTGAACACGCAGAACCTGCCCGAGCCGTCGATTAAAGACGGCACAGACTATTTTCAGACCGTGCTTTGGTCGGGCAACAGCACAAACGGTCGAACCATTACGGTCGCCAACAATAGAAGTGTCGCTTGGCAGCCAGATTTAGTGTGGACTAGGCTGCGGAATGCAGCCAACAGCCACTACATTTTTGACGCTGTGCGTGGTGCAACAAAGGTTCTATTTTCGGATGGCACTTTTGCAGAAAGCACAAACACCGACACCCTGACAGCATTTACCTCTTCCGGATTCACTGTAGATAGCAGCATTAACGTCAACGGTACTGGATACACCTACGTCGCCTGGTGCTGGGACGAAAGCGCCACGCCGGGGTTTGACATTGTGACCTATACGGGGACGGGCGCGACCACTCGGAACATCTCGCACTCACTTGGCGTTGCACCAAAGTTTGTAATCGTCAAGTCACGGTCTAGCGGATCTGATAACTGGAACTGCTGGCACACCTCACTCAACAACACCGCAGCGCGACTGCTCCTCAACACCACCGGCGCTGTCGATACCGGCTCGCCGTCAATTTGGGGCACTGGCGGCATCAACCCGACATCCACCACCTTTCAAGTGGGCGACAACACCGGCACCAACGGCAACACCTACACCTACGTCGCCTACCTGTGGTCCGAAGTCGCGGGCTTTAGCAAGTTCGGCAGTTATGTGGGCAACGGGTCTAGCGATGGTCCGTTTGTGTACTGCGGGTTTAGGCCAGCGTTCGTCATGTTCAAGCGTACTGACACTGCTGGCAACAACTGGTGTATTCAAGACAATAAGCGCAGCGCAGCATACAACCCTGCTGATGCAGAACTTCTACCATCATCTTCTATCGCTGAAAGTACCTCGTTTTCAAAAATTGATATGCTTTCCAACGGGTTCAAGGTGCGGACCACAAATGCGGGCGAAAACGCAAGCGGCTCCACCTACATCTTCGCCGCCTTCGCGGAAACTCCCCAGAAATTCAGTTTAGCTAGGTAAATAAGATGCCAAAAACCGTAGATATTACCGGTCAAAAATACAACATGCTTACCGCCATTAAAAAAACCGGTAGGCAAACAGAAAACCGGCAGTATTATTGGCTGTGCAAGTGTGACTGCGGCAAATTAACAGAGGTAAGAATTGGAAACATACGAAGCGGTCGGACTAAATCTTGCGGTTGTTTAAATTTTGTCAGGGGAGAAGACAGCCCTAACTATAAACACGGTAGATCAAAGAAAACTAACGAAGATTACAAGCAGTACCAAAGAGAATGTTATGACAGATTTAAATACGGGCTTGAGCCAGAAGACAAAAAGACTCTGATTGAAAAACAAAACAACTCCTGCGCAATTTGTGGCTATAAATTTGGGCAAAAAGAAGGCGACATGCATATTGATCATTGCCACACTACAAATGTTGTACGTGGTTTGCTGTGTAATTCCTGTAACACGGGGCTGGGACATTTTCGGGATAGTCCTGAATTATTGAATAAGGCTGCAGAATATGCAGTACAGCCTCCCTATACGCCCTCGCCCGCTGACCTATGAAACGGGCACACACTCACCGGAGCTAACAATGGCCTTCCTGCTCGACGGTCAGCCCCTCGCGGTTGACACCCCCTTCACCGCACTTGTTGACGGTGAAGAAATTAGCTTTCCTGCTAACTGGCTTCGCCTTTCCACTGCTGAGGAAAAGGCTGCCATTGGAATTACGGAGGTCGAAGACCCCCAACAAGTTGATCAGCGGTTCTACTGGGATGTAAATCTTCCCAAAGATCACGCTCAACTCGTTGATCAATGGACACTTCAAATTAAACAAACAGCTGGTTCTTTACTGGCTGATACTGACTGGTACATTATCAGAGCCTCTGAAACAGGCGTAGATGCCCCTCAGAGCATTCTTGAGCGCCGTTCCCTAATTCGGGCTATGAGCAACGATAAAGAGGCCTTCTTGAGCCTTACAACGTCTACTGAAATGCTTGCGCAGTATGTGACCAGTCCTGAATTTAACAACTGGGAAAGTGGTTCATCTATTTCAGGAGCTTCTGATCCTTTACCCGAACCGGAACTTATTAAATAATTGTGGCCAAACCAAAAGGCGCATTAAATAAGGTATCCTTCGTTCCCGGTCCCCCGAAAAAATCTAGACAGGGGCAGGGAACAAGGTCCCTTCCAAATCATGGACGTAAAAAAACTCGCGGCCAAGGCCGCTAACCACTATGATTACCATCTTTGGACTTAAGCTGACCTACGAGGCAGCAGTCTTCTTTGCACTATTTCTTGCTTCCGAACTGATCGGTGTTAGCAAGTTTAAATCGAATAGCGTTGTTCAGATCTTTCTCAAGGTAGTCGATCTGCTGCGTCCTCTTCGTTCTGAGGACGATAAAATCAAGCGCATCAAGGACTCTATCAAATGAGTATCCAGATCCGAGACGTAATTAAATACTACAAAGGCCTGCCTAATCAGGATAAGGCGCTTGCTGAACTGCAAAAATTGCTGGATTCCAATAAACTGGCTGACGATAGTGCGTCTTGGGTCCAACTGTGGCGCATTTCTCCCCCAGCGGCACCTGCCAAGACGTTTTCTAATACCTGGGATGGTATTGAAGCAGCGGCAGCGGCAGCTGGGGCTAAATTTCCCGAGGTAGTAGCTGCTCAGTGGGCACTTGAGTCCGCTTATGGCACTGCTATCTCTGGGAAAAACAACTTCTTTGGCATCAAAGGGACTCCTGGTACGGTTAAAACCACCTGGGAGGACTATGGCAACGGTCCTGTGACCATCCAGGCCACGTTTAAGGACTTTGCCACGCCTTATGACTGCGTTAATCACCTTGTTACCCAGTGGTACAAGGATTACAAGGGTTATAAAGGTGTCAACCGTGCTGCCAATCGGGAAGATTGCGCCTACCTTCTTAAGCGTGAGGGGTATGCTACTGATCCAATCTACCCACAAAAACTTATCAAACTTATGAAGGACCACGACTGATGGCTTCTCTTACTACTGGCGGCACTACTACCGCTGGAACTTTTTTGACTAGCGATACAACCACCGCTTTTGAGGTTGGAACTGCTCGTTCCATTACTCTTGGTGCTACCAGCTCTAACCTGGCTCTGACTTCTACCTGCAGATTTGTGTCATTGACATGCACTGGTGGTACTCATTGCCATTATCAAATTGGTGTTGGTGCTCAAACTGCCTCTACCTCTACTCATTATCTGCGGACTGGCGAGCGTATTAACCTTGCTGTGCCTATTGGTGCAAACATTGCTGCTATTCAAGGCGGTGGTGCAAGCACGACTTTGTTTATTACAGAGTTGGTAAACTGAGGTGAGTACGAGAGCCACTGAAGATCAGTTTAACGAGCTTCACGGCCTTGTTACAAAAGAACTGATCCTCCGCATTCAAAGCGGAGAAGCAACTACTCAAGATATTCGTGCGGCCTGCGACTGGCTTGCCAAGAACAATGTGACGGGGTTACCCGTATCTGGATCGCCCTTGGCTGAGCTGTTTGCAACTCTTCCTGAACTAGAACTGGAGGAGGTAGAGCGTGTCATCCGATAATGAAGCGGTAAGAAATATGATTGCCGCAGCAGTTCTAGGACTGTTTGGTTGGCACCTGTTGACCCTTCATAACATTGCTAAGTCTGTTGATGTACTCGTTACACAGGTTGGACTCAGCAATCAGCGCATCGAGCGCCTGGAGAACTTCGTTTATTTCAAAGATGGCCCAGGCAAAGAGCAAGTCCGCTAAGTACTACGCAGCCAATCCAAAGGCTGCTGCTAAAAAGGCGGCTTACCAACGCAAACTGAATAAAAAGCCAGCTGTTAAAAACGCCTCTGAAGAGCGGTGGACCGAACGGCGGCGTCGTGGCATAGCGGGAAAGGGAGGCCCCGATCTTTCCCATACTAAAAAGGGGACCATGGTTCTTGAAAGTGCTAGTCGGAACCGCGCCAGAAATGGTCACAATGGTAAATCCACAAAGAAATGAACAAAGGCAACGCTAAACCTCCGGGTCTTTACGCCAACATGAATAAGCGTAAAGCAGCAGGCACTTCCCGTTCCAAGAAGAAGTCTACCATTACTCCAAAAGCCTACGCCAATATGAAGGCTGGGTTCCCCAAGAAAAAGAAGTAAACCACCGCAGCAGGCACAATGCCTCTCAAAGATCCTTCTGAGTACCTTTTTCTCCTTAAGGCCATGACAAGCAGTGAAGCTAAGCGCATGTGGAGACAGGCCATTAAAGAACACTGGGATAACCGGTGTGCTTATTGTGGTCAAAACTCTGATCATCTTACATTGGATCACGTCCACCCAAAGATGAAAGGAGGTCATGATACTACAAACAACGTAGTTCCTGCTTGTTGGGCCTGTAATCAATCCAAGGGTAGTTCACATTGGCTCTCTTGGTGGATTGGTCAAGACTCTTTTGACCATTCAAATTTCTCCAAAGTCCTTGCCTGGACTACTACCTAGCCTTAACATAAACTTTTTTAGGTAAAACCAAATGTCTACTCTTCCTGCTGGTGGTTCCGCCTTCGGTTCCATTTCTAATGCCGCTGGTCAACTTGACAAGCATCGTCTTAACAAGACCATCCAATCCACGGCCACCACGGTTGCTCTGAACGCTACTGTGACCGCCGCTACCACGGCTGTTCGTACCGTGCGTAAGGCTGATCGTGTGCCTTCCTCCAACGTTGCCAACAAGACTGGTCGCGTGCGTCGCGTGGATGCCTGATTACCATGGCTCCTAAAAAACCTCAAACTCGCCTTCAAAAGAAGGCTGAAAAAGCCGGTCGTATTGTAACCGGCCCTAAGGGTTCTAAGCCCCAATCGACCACCAACGCTGCTATTCAAAAGCAAGGCGGTAAACTTACTCGTGGTGGTCTTGGCAGCGGTCGTCCCTCTGGTACCATTTCTCAGGCCCGTCCTAAGCCCGTTGGTACTGGCGGTGGCGGTGTGACCAAACCCAGCGGCACCGCTAAAATGGTTAACGCCAACAAGCCCACCATGCAAAAGCTGGTGCGTAAGGCAGCCCAAGCCCGTAAAGCCGCCTCTGGCCGTCCCCTGGTGAAGCCTGCTGAAGCACAACGGCTGATGACGCAGCGGGCTCCTGGCATCCGTCAAGGCGCTGCTCAACTTCGCCAACAGGCTGCTGGTACAACTTCTCCTGGTGCTCAAGCTCGTGCTGCTGCTCAAGGCAAAGCTGCTCGTCAAGCGGCTGAAACCCGTCGTGCGGCCCGTGCGGCGTCTCAACGGATGGCTGGTAAACTTGCCAAAGCGGCGGCTACTCGAATGGTTGGTGCTGTTGCTCGGCGTGCTGGTCTTGCTGGTGTTGCTGCTGAAGGTCTCACTGCTCGTAATACTGCTGATGGTACTCTGTCTGCCGCTATGAAGCGTGGTGACTATAAGCCCAAGCAGGGTCCCAGCCCCAAGACGACTCAGGCTTCCTTCAACAAGAAGACCTTTGACCAAGCGTTTAAGGCTGCCCGTACCTCCGGTGCTAAAGAGTTCACCTGGCGCGGTAAGCGGTACAACACCAAGATGAAGTGATGCCCCTTAAAAAAAGTAGTTCAAAAAAGACCGTTTCTAAAAACATCAGCAAGCTGGTAAAGGAAGGTCGCCCTCAAAAACAAGCCATTGCCATTGCCCTCAGTAAGGCTGGCAAGGCCCGTAAGAAGTAAAACCGCATGAGAGGGGGCTATACGCCTCTGTAAGCCTCCTCTCTTCCCCATTAGGTATCGTATGCCCAGAACCACAAAACAAGCACCTTCTACGCCCATAGAACAGCGACTTGGTGATTCGTTTCCGTTATTCTTGTCTCTTGTTTGGAAATCGCTAGACCTGCCTTCTCCAACACGAGCACAACTTGCCATTGCTCAGTACCTCCAGAATGGACCAAAACGACTTCAAATCCAAGCCTTTCGGGGACTCGGTAAATCGTGGATCGCTGCTGCCTTCGTTCTGTGGACGCTATGGAACGACCGTGATAAGAAGATCCTTGTTATATCTGCGTCTAAACAGAGGGCTGATGACTTTACTATCTTTACTCAGAAATGTATTCTTGAGTTTGATTGGCTGGCTCATCTTCGCCCTGTGGACGACGAGCAACGGTGGTCACGGGTATCCTTTGATGTTGCCGGATGTAAACCAGCACAAAGCCCCTCCGTCAAGTCCGTAGGTATTACCGGTCAGATTACTGGTAGCCGTGCGGACCTGATCGTGTTTGATGACGTGGAGGTGCCAGCTAACTCCGCCACAGACCTGATGCGAGAGAAACTGTTGCAGCTGGTTACGGAAGGTGAATCCGTCCTTACACCCAAGGCAGATTCCCGCATCGTGTTTCTTGGAACGCCGCAAACAACGTTTACCATTTACCGCACGTTGAGAGAACGGAACTACCGTCCGTTTGTGTGGCCTGCTCGCTACCCACAGAGCTTAACGGGCTACGAGGATGTCCTCGCGCCTCAGCTCGTAGCAGACATTGAACAGAAGGGCCACGACACAGTACGGTGGACACCAACCGACACACGCTTCTCCGAGATTAACCTGCTTGAGCGTGAACAAAGTATGAGCCGAAGCAACTTTATGCTTCAGTTTATGCTAGATACCAGCCTGAGTGATGCCCTCAAATTTCCCCTTAAACTTTCCGACTTTTCCGTACTTCCTTTGGACTTGGAAAAGGGCCCAAGTGATCTGGTGTGGGGCGCTGATAAAGAGACTCTTCTTGACCTTCCTGCTGTTGCTCTCCCTGGGGATAGATGGCACAGGCCTAAGACTGTTTCGGAATTTGTCCCATACGGGGAAACTATTGTGGCCGTCGATCCGTCCGGTCGCGGTAAGGACGAGACGGTTGCCATAATTCTGTCTCAAATTAACGGGTACCTCTTTGTAAGGGACATCTTTGCTAATCAGGATGGTTATTCCGACACCACCTTGAGAGAGATCCTCACACGAGCAAAGAAGTACAAGGCTACCACCTGCCTCATTGAGAGTAACTTCGGTGATGGTGCCATTATGGAGCTGATGAAAAAGCACGCCATGGAGATGAAGGTTGGCCTTACCTTTGAAGAGGTCCGTGCTACAACACGGAAGGAAGACCGAATTATCGACACCCTGGAACCAGTCCTTAATCAGCATCGGCTTATTATTGATCAACGATTGATTAACTGGGATTATACGTCTAACGGTGACATGGCCCCCGAGGAACGCCTTCCACGGATGCTAATGTATCAATTAACCCGCATGTGTCGGGAAAAAGGTGCGGTAAAGCACGATGACAGAGTTGACGCCCTTGCCCTTGGTGTAAAATACTTCCAAGATATTCTGGCTATCTCGGCAAAGGAAGCACAGATTGAACAGAAACGACAGGAGTGGAATCGGATGCTAACTGCCTTCATCGACCACCCACAGGAGGCCACAGATCGCCTGGTAATGGGTCGAAACTTTGAAGACATGGGTTCTGCTGAAAACGCTGTCTATACCTGGATTTAAGAGAAGGGACGCATTATTACCAGAAGAGTGGTGCCTTCTGGTGTGGAACAGCGGTAATCGGAGGAGGCCGAACTATTCACCTCCTCCACCCTACTCTCCACTCTATTTCCCCTTCTAATGCACCAAATAACCCTTTAACAAATTGTCAACGCACTTGGCTTTTCCGAGCGACAACCAGTTATGGGCAGGAAGGAAGGGGGGAAATAGACAAACTAAACATAACGACACACAGAGTAATCCCATTAGGTTTCTGTTGAGTGAACGATTGACTGTTGGACGTAGCTACCCAACCCTTCCCTGTTTTGGGGCCGACAGCAGAAGGAAATACGACACCAAACCGGGGGCCGGGGCTCTGAACATCAGGAACGAAGTGACTGATAGTGAAGACCAAGTTAGACACATCCGCAAGGATGGGGCTGACGCGGAGCCGTCATCACCTATAGTTCTCTATGGTTAGTGAGGGTCGCAGACCCGAGCGTTAGGTTTTACCGAAAAGGCATCCGCAGTAGTCTTCGGAGCGTGAGCGGAGAAGAGTACAAGGCTATGCCCGTCGAACCCGACCATATTACTATTACTAGTCCCAGTACCACTGCTATAGTTATATATCCCTTTATCTATTACCTCCACCACTACCACTACTGATGTTAAACACCCCTTCTGTAAAGCTCATCAGCATCACACCAGATGCAGAAAAGACCATTGCCTATTGTGCCAGGGTATCTAACCCCAGCAATCAGGAGAACCACGAGACCGTGGAGAAGCTTCTTGGTTACTGTATCCGCCATCAGCATTGGTCCGTGTTTGAGATGGCCAACATCGTTCTTGAAATCAATACAACCCGAGCCATATCTCCTCAGATTTTGAGGCACCGATCCTTCACCTTTCAGGAATTTAGTCAGCGGTATGCTTCTACCCTTGAGGGACTCGGTGGACTTTACTCTCCACACCTTCGCCGTCAAGACACGAAGAATCGTCAGAACAGCACAGATGATCTTTCGACGGAAGAAACTCAGTTGTTCTATCGCCGTATCGCTCAACACTATGCTGAAGCTGAAGATCTTTATTCCGAAATGATTAGTCGTGGTATTGCCAAGGAGTGTGCCAGAGAGGTTCTT